CCGTCGATGTACTCCTCAATCGGGGGGTACTCAGCCTTGCGGGCGAGACCCACAGCATGGGTGAGAGCAGCTTGCTTGTCTGCGCTGTAGTCACCAGCTGGCAGCTCAGCGATGGCAGCATCCAGCTCCAGCTCAGACAGGAACGGCACCGTCAGCAAGTAGCCCTGCCAGCTGTGCTCAACGCCCTCGCCATTGATCGTTGGGCGCTCAACCTGCTTCAAGGCGACAGGGACGCTGTAGCCGCCCTGGTAGGGCTGAATGGTGGGACGAATAGGGCCGAAGTCAGTTGTGTTCATGATTGGGAAAGCAGTAGGAGTCGTTGAGAAGCGGCCTAAGGGTGGAGGCGCAGCGTGGCCACGATGGCTGGGGGTTCTATGTGTGGCGCCCCAACGTCAGCGTGTTTTTCCTGGACCGCAAGGAGCTGATCCGTTGGACGGGCTACTCCAAAGGTCTACCAACGCGGGTGGCTCTGGAAGAGTGGCTCGACAGCCTTGCTGAGGCGCCGCAGATACAGAAAGACCCCACGCTGCTCAAAGAACAGTCGTGGGGTCCTGAGGCCCATGACGATGACGGGCCGACCAAGATGATCACCTGAGGGTGACTATCGAAGGTGGCTTCCGTGTTTGGCCAGTGTTACCCAGCCAGGCGTTGATGTGAGTAGGGCTAGTGGTTTCAGGTCAAGCGTGCAGCAATGCTTTGATTTGATCTTGTGAACTAAACCCCCAAGCTGCAGCAGCTCCAACGTTCCATTCTTTTCTCAACACTGGCGCCACATAACCAGCGTCAGATGGCGTCAACAAGCGATCATAATCGGCGGGATAATTGGCATCATCAAAGGTGATGTAATCATCAAGAAGTGCTTGCAAAAAAGCACGGCGCTCGTGGGTTTGTTCCACGGATGCCAGGTCTTCAATCGTGTTGATCAGCATGGCGAGGCAAGTCCCAGACGGACTAACGCATTCTGCCCATCAGCGTGCCGCAGATGGCCAATCCAAGCAACCTGAGACCGGCGCCATCCCTCGTCATCCCCAGCACGCAGCAGCCCTGCCAGCTTGCGCCGTTGCCTCACCATGGATTGGCGTTTGATCAGCTTGAACTGGCGGCGAATCCGAAAGCCGCAAAAGGTCACGCCTCGACCAGCAGGGACCAGGCTCCACTTGCCAATGCGCTGAGCCATCTCGCTGGCCACAAACGCACAAATCTCCGCCTTCAAGGACAGCCCCTCGGCCTTGCTGTTCACGATCAATACAGCGTCATCCATGTAGCGCACAAAGCGTCCGCCGACCTGGCCTGCGACAAAGCGATCCAGCTTGCCGCCCCAGTAGTTGGCAAAGGTCTGGCTGGTCAGCGCACCAATCGGCACTCCGATTGGCTGCACCGACAACACCTGCTGGATCAACAGCAAGGTCCGGCGACATGTCAGCTTCTTGCCGAGGTAGTCCAGCAAAAGGTCTTGCGGAATTGTTGGGAAGAACTTGCTGAAGTCCACATGCAAAATCCACTTGTCAGGGTTTTGCCGAATCAGCTGCTGCATCTTCACCACACAGCGATGCGTGCCTAGCCCCACCCTGCAGGCATAAACCTGAGGCATCATTGCTGCATCCAGAATCGGACCCACCACTTGAATCAAGGCGTGATGCAGCACACGATCACGAAAGCTCTGGCAGGCAATCGTCCGTTTCTTGGGGTCAATGATGTCGAACTCAAGCTGCGGGTCAGGGCGCCACGTCCCTTCAATCAGCCGCAACTGCAGATGCCTAAGACTGGAAAGGTGATACTCCTTAAAGCGAAGATACGAACTGCTGTAAGTCTTGCCACGCCTGGCTGATTTGTAGGCTGCAAGCAGATTCTCCCAGTCGTAAATCTGCTGGTACAAGTTGCGAAACTTCTGTCCCATCAGCAGGTAGCGGCAGGTTTCGATGGGCTACTCCCTGCCATTGCCACCACTCGGCCCTGAGTTTGCCGAAGCTGGACTTGATGGCTGGCACCTGGTTGGCACCGGCCTGCTGCCCCGTAGAAACAGCAGAGCAAAGTGGTGTTTGGCAGTTGCCACGGCCGACAGCCGACCCCCAATGTTGTTGTTGGAGTTCCAAGGAGTGTTGTTCCAGTTAGCACATCGTGAACCGGAATAGGAAGTGTTGTTCCAATTGCCCCCGAGGATGACGGCGCTCCCATCAAGACCGTTCTGATTTTGGCTGTTTCTTATTTTCCTGCAACCGCTTGATCCAGCCGCCAAGCATCGCGCCTACTTCTCCGATCAAAGCCTGGCTAGTTTCAAGCTGATGCTCGGTGATCAACTTGCGCTTGTGATGCACCATGAACCGAAGCATCAATCGCAGTTGACCCAAACTGCCATCAAGCACATAGCAACGGCTGAGCTGATTGGCTTTGATGGCATCATTAAGATGTTCAGCCACCAAGAAGAGCTGTTTGGTCAACAGTTCTCGGAAGGTGCCGTGCTTTCGGGGAATTGTCTGAGCAAGCGGGTAGAGGTAGTCGATCACACGCTCGTACTTCTCGACCATGTAGAGGCCATGAGCCTCCTTGGAGGGATCCGCAGATGCTCGCTTGCTGGTCATTGAAGATCGGCGCTGGCGCGCCTCTTAACCAAGCACCAGGTGCCCGGCCGACAGCCGACCCCCAAGGTCGTTGTAGGAGGCCCAAGGAGTGGTGCCCCAGTTAGCACATCGTGAACCGGAATCGGAAGTGTAGCCCCAATAGCCCCCGAGGACGACGGCGCGAGTTTCAGGTCCATACACCTGACCGCGGCCAGCTGTCTCTGTACCTGCTGTCCACGCTGCCGGTTGCGTCGTGGTGCAAGTTTCTTGGCCCCAGACCCACAGCGTCCCTGTGGCCTGTGCCAAGCCAAACTTGCTGATGCGCTCCCATTGAACAGTTCCTGGATCGGTGCCACGGCTTGTTTGCTCTGGCGCGCCATAGGCCGCAGCACTGAACTCGTCGTAGGTCGGCAACCGCTTGCCAAAACTCCGCGCCACTTCACCAAAGACATACCACTTGCCATCGGCATAAGCCGTTGTCCCATTGCCGCCATACTGCGCTGGGATCAACGGCGGGCTGGAGCCATCAGCAATCGTCAAGCCAATGCGGCTGCTGGGAACTGCGCTGAAACTGTTACTGGCATAGCTGGTCGCACCAAGCAGATACAGGTCAATCCAGAATCCACCTTCGATACACGCCATCCCGCGTGGATCTGGGCAGCTTGGCCGCCATGTCAGATCCCAAATGCTGAACTCAAGAATCTCCGCTGCAGCCGTTGGTGCACCGCCATTGAAGCCAGTTGGCCTGCCAGCAGGGATGTAGTGATACCCACCGACAATGCTGCCGCCAGCTGCGGCGGCGGGAGGTGTGACAAAACTCGCATCAGCAACAAGTGCGCCTGTTGTGGGGTGCTGCCAAATTGCATAGTCAGCATTGTTTGTGTGCGTGCCAGGCATTGTCACTGCCGTAGCTGTCGCATAAAGCCGACCGTTCAACACCGCACCTGCTGCAATGCTGATGGCATTGGCTCCTGTCTTGCTGAACAGTGAACCTCGATGCAGCGCAGGGCGTCTGTTGTAAAGCAAGACTGACCGCAGTTGAGCAGCATCAACAGCACGCCCTGCAGTGCTAGCTGCAACCGCAGCAGCATCAGCCATCTGCACAGCGCCCTGGGCAGCGGTTGATGCAGCAGGCAGCACAGTGCGGGCAACAAGATCACCAGCGTTTTTGGGACGGAGTTCACTGCCAACCCTGTCCCACAGGTCCTCGGCCTGCAGCTCAGCCTTGGTCGCGTACTTCGCATCGTTGGCCAGCGCTGCTGCAGCCGAGCCATCGGGGTTGGCCGTCACCCATGCCGTGCCGTCCCAGATCTTGGTGACGCTCGGTGCCGCACTGGTGTCAATCCAGATCTGACCCGTCGCCGGGGTGGTTGGTGCCGTCGCGCTGGTCACCGTGGTGCCAACCTGCGACACCCAGGTGGTGCCGTTCCACACCTTGATCACACTGGGTGTGCTGCTGCTATCCACCCACACCTGCCCAGCGGTGGGGCTAGCTGGGGCGGTGGCGCTGCCAACCTGAGCGCCCAACGCGCTCTTCAGGCCCGCAGGCGTAACCGCACGAACGGTGTCAGTCCCGTCAATCGCCTCGGCAGCCGTAGCAAGCTCAACAACGCCCTTGACGGTTTCGCTCGCATCAGGCGTCACCGCCACAAATGCCGTGCCGTTATAGACCTTCAGCACCGGTGCGGTCGCCGTGGTCGTATCCACCCACAGATCGCCTGCCGCAGGGGCAGTCGGCGTTGTCGATCCAGTGCTAACCCCGCTACCAGCGCCTTGCCATGCCGTGCCGTCATGCACCTTGAACACTGGCTTGGTCGGCACCGTGATGTCCAGCCATGCCATCCCAGCGGTAGGCGTTGCAGGTGCGGTGCCACCAACCGTGATACCCGCAATCTTGCGGACAACGCCAGTGCTGTCCTTCAGATAGGCG